GGCCGGTTCCTTCGAAAAGTCTACCGTTGGAATCACTGTAGCCATGGTAACGGATCAACCGCCCCATGCGTTTTCTAGCTCTTTGAGCACCCGGTTGCGAAAAGACGCAGTCGACCTTTTTGAGTTTGTGTACCCCTCTCGGGGAGCAACTCTGTCGACTTGTCTGGACGCTGGTGACAAGAAAGCTTTTTCTTCCCCTTTGGAGTCCATTCATTCTGGGACTTCAACCAAAGAGTTTTCTTTCCGCGCCTCGCTTTTTTTGGCCCGTAAGGTCCTCCCTGTCAAGGAAGTCGATCCTATCCCAACCCTCGAGAAGTGGAGCAATGTGCCGGTCGAGAATCCTGCGTTCTGCAGGACTATCGACTATGTTACTGCACGTTTGTTCCGGAACGGGTGGGATAAGCGATACCATCATTTCTGCCGATCCGTCAAGATCTCCTCCAACTCGTGTCTCGAGCGGGGGAGGAAGGATCAGGGTGGAATGGGTTTCGCTATCGATGAAGGGATGAGCCTTTTGGAATTTTATGAATTGGTTACCACTGGGTCTCCAATCCCGTCTGAACGTAAAGTTCAGATTGTCAATCGGGATGGGAAGTCTAGGATGGTTACCGTTGCCTCGATGTGGCAAAGTCAGTTGTTACCATTGCACTTGACGATCTATGAGCGTCTTGCGAAAGAGCCTTGGCTCTTGCAGCGTACGGATCGGATGAAGGTGCTTTCTGACTTTGTGTTAAAGACCGGAGATATTTTCGTATCCGGCGACTACGAGTCTGCCACAGATAACCTGAACTCGCTTCATTCGAGCAGGCTACTCTCTGGTATGTTTGCAACGGCAAGTCACGTTCCAGTCAATATCCAGTTGTCCGCGATCAGCTCGCTGACGGGGTACGTCCGGTATAAGGACACCCTGTTCCAGCAGAGGACAGGTCAGCTGATGGGCAATTATCTCTCGTTCCCTCTCCTCTGTCTCATGAACTTCTGTACTGTCGTTCATGCGATGGGATGGGACCGCGCGACCAGTATTCCGTTGAAGATTAACGGGGATGACATCGTTTTTCGATGCACCCCCCTCGAATCGGAACGCTGGTCAAGTCTCGTTCGAGACAGCGGCCTCGTCTTATCCAGAGGAAAAACCCTTGTACACCACCGCTTCTTCTCCATCAACTCCACTTTTTTTCAAGCTTTGCGTTTCCGTCCAAAGCTAGTGAAGTCGGTGCGCCTTTCCACGTACTTGAAGGCGCCGAAATCTCCCTCGTCGATGGCTTCTCAGCTCAAAGCCGTCCTTTGGGGATTTCATGGGAAGATGAGGGCAGGCATCGCCTCTCGTTTCTTGAAGAGGAATTATGCCTGTGTAGTAAAGGGTCCGTCTATCACTAGGGGCCTCGGTTTAGATTTTCCCCCGGAGTGTCTTAAGGATGCCGGGTTGATATCCCATGAGTTGGGATGTTTGGAACTACCGGAGGTCGTGGACGTCGTCCACGAATATGCCCCGACCTGTGCGACGGTTTTCAAGAGGATGGAGAAAATTTGCGTGACCGATCTTTGTCGTAGGTGTCTTCCTGACGCCCGCTCCCAGATGAAGGTCGCTAACAACGTGATCGCTTTTTCTCGGATCCCAAAAAAAGAAAAAGAAAAAAGGAGTGGTGTGGATATTCGATTCTCACATAAGAAGGTGGCCATGCGCCTTCTCTCAAAAATGAGTGGGAAAACGAACGTAATCCGTTGGATGCGTGCGAAAGGAAAGAGAGTGGTTGACCTCGTTTGGGGTCGGTCATCGATCGCCGTCCGTAAAAAGCGTGAGTTCGTTTGGGCAGATCCTTTAGATCTCCCCTCGTGTCGCTGTTCGTGGTTGCTGGAGTATAAGCAGCCGGAATTCGTTGTTGGTTCGTCGCTGTGGTCGTGAGTTTTTGATTCAGACATTAGAGTCGTTCAGTCTGCCCATTAGATTGGGTATCAGTCAGGCAGAGATTAAGTTCATGGCTGGTGGGAATGCCCCCTTGGGGCCGCAATGTTCACACGTTGCCGGTGCGTGAGTGAAGTCTTTTCGCCACCCCGTGGTACGTCCGCCCGTGAGGGTTAAGGACGGCTACCCCAGAGAAACGACTCGGTCATAATGTCATAAGTCCAGAATATTAGCGTCGACTCGCGACGTCCATGAGGAATCTG